CTCTATATGTATTTATACTGTATAAATAGTAATATGAATTTAAAAATGGAGATTAACTATGGCTATAACAATTGATGGAAAGCAGTATGATGAGAAAACGCTTAGTCCTGAATTACAGAATTATCTAGCAGTAAGACAAGAGATACAAGTAAGCAAGACTAGACATACTATTGAAATTGAGAAAATAGATGTTTTAACTAAATTTTATAACGAGAAGATTATAGGGTTGATTAAAAAAGAAGTACCAGAAACAAACAAAATTACAGATAAAAAATAGATGGCCGCAATAGCTAATTTAACTATAGACCAAGGGGCAACTTTCAGTTCAGACGTAACTGTAAAAGACGCTCAAGACAATGCTTTTAACCTTACAGGTTATACGGCTGTTGCCAAGCTGTCTAAAGGCTTTGCGTCCACTAGAACACGAACAAATATGACTACTTCAATAGCGACAGACGCTACCACAGGAGTAGTTACTCTCTCACTAACAGCAACTGAAACATCCGCTTTAGACGCTGAGAGATATGTCTATGACCTTGAAATTACATCTGGTGCTACTGTTACTAGAGTTATTGAAGGAATAATTACAGTCCGAGCGCAAGTAACGTTATAATCAAACTCATTTTTGTTATAAATATATAAATAAAGGGAGAGAAGTAATGCCTGATATTACAGCAAAAATTAACGTAGATACACAATCTGGTCCACAAAAAGTTTCAGTAACCATACCATCAACTGTAGCTGTTCAAAATTCAGAATTAAGATTTTCCCGCCTTGGTGATGTTGACACAACAAATTTAGATGATGGCGCAATGATTCAATACAGGTCAAGTGATGGTAAATTTGTAACTAGAACGGAAGTAGTTACTACAACTGGAACACTATTATTTAACTGTGGGAGTTTTTAAATAGCATATGGCAACAGTAATACAGATAAAAAGAAGTAATGCGACTTCGGCACCAGCAACATTAAAATTAGGTGAATTAGCTTTAACTTATGGAACAGGAACCCAAGGTAATCTAGGAGATAGATTATTCATTGGTGAAGGTGGTGTAGATGGTAATGGTGACGCAAATAATATAACAGTTATCGGTGGACAATATTTTGCCGATATGTTGGATCACGTTCCTGGAATATTAACAGCAAGTGGAGCATTAATTGCTGATTCAAATAAAGCAATAGATGAACTAATTTTAGGTAGTGATACTTCAGTAGGTGGAACAATAAAATTTAATGAAGGCACAAATAATGGTGCAGGACATATTGGACTTAAAGCACCAAATAGTGTAACTTCTACAACTACATTTACATTACCTGATGGTGATGGTTCTGCTGGTGAATTTATAAAAACTGACGGTTCTGGTAATTTAGCATTTGCAGTTGTTGACCAAGCTTTAGATTTAGCAGGTGATACTGGAACAGACACTTATAATACAAGTGAAACATTAACATTTGCTGGTGGTTCTGGTATGCAAGCAGTAGTTACTGATAATACGGTAACTATAAATGCAACAGGATTAACAGATTCAAATTTATCTGGTACTGCCGCTATTGCAAACGGAAATTTAGCAAATCCTCAAACAACATTAGGATCCTCTACTTTAACTTTAGGTGCTACAGAAACAGATTTAGCTGGATTAACTTCTTTAATAATTGATGACATTACAATTGATGGTCAATCATTTACAACTACATCCGCAAATAAAAATATTAATATCTCACCACACGGAACAGGTTCAATAATTGTTCCTAGTGGATATGAAGATAGAGCAGGATTTCAAACTCAATCTCTTGCAAATAAAGCATATGTTGACCAAGTTGCTCAAGGTTTAGATACTAAACCATCTTGTAGAGTTGGAACAACTGCTGATTTATCAGCAACTTATAATAATGGAACATTAGGTGTAGGTGCAACATTAACAGCAAATATTAACGGTGCAATATCAATTGACGATATAGCATTAAGTGTTAACGATAGAGTTTTAGTTAAAGACCAAACAGACGCAACCGAAAATGGAATTTATGTAGTTACAACTGTTGGTGATGGATCAACTGATTTTGTATTAACAAGAGCAACTCCAGAAGACCAACCATCTGAATTAAGTGGTGGTGCATTCGTATTTGTAGAAGAAGGTACTTTAAATGCAAATAATGGTTATACATTTACACATACAGGAGCTCCAACATTTGGAACAACTGATTTAGATGTAGCACAATTTTCTGGTGCAGGTCAAATTACTGCAGGTGCCGCTTTATCAAAAGACGGCAATACAATAGATGTAGAAGTTGATAATGCTTCAGTTGAAGTTTCAGGTGACGCATTAAGAGTTAAGGCATTAGGTATAACAAATACTATGTTAGCAGGTTCAATTGCAAGTGATAAACTTGCTGATCCTTTATATTTTGCAGACGAAACTTCAACACAAGGATCCGTAAGAGTTGGTGGTGTTTTAGAATTTATAGCAGGTGAAGGAATTAATACTGTTGCTACTGGTAATAAATTACAAATTGTTGGTGAATTAGCAAGTACATCAAACATAGGAGTTGCGTCTTTTTCTACTGATAACTTTACAGTTACCTCTGGTGATGTTGAAGTTACTACAGTAGATGGTGGAACTTTCTAATGTTTGAATGGATTAATAAATCTTGGAACAAGTTTGTAGATTCATTTATAGTAGAAGAGAAGAAAGTAAAAACAATTGTTGTTAGAGATTTAAAAGACAAAACTAAAAAAGAATTAGAAAAAATTGGAAGAAAAATAGGAATAGAATTAGATAGAAGATTAACAAAGACAAAATTAATTAATAAAATTAAATTTAAAGCTAAATTAAATAGAAGAAAATAATGACAACACGAATTAAACCATTACGTACAGAAGTAGCAACACGTATTCCATCACTAGGTGTTTTAGAAGTTGGAGAATTAGCTGTTAACATACACGATGGTAAATTTTATACAAAAACAAGTGTAGGTAATGTTAAAGAAGTTGGTGGTGTAGGTGGAATAACATTACAACAAGTTACGAATAATGACGCTATAACTGATAGAGATATTACTATGGATGGGTCAAATTTTATATTTGAAGGTTATATATCAAATGCATTTGAAACTACTTTAACAGTATCAGAACCAACAGCAGATAGAGTAATAACATTACCTGATATAACAGGTACAGCTATAACAACTGGTAATTTAACAACAGATGGTACACCAGGTGGAGATAGTCTTGCTAGTGATGGTGACGCTTTAGCATATGGAATAGTTTTCGGAGGATAGAATGGCTAGTACATTTAAAAATGCAGGAATGGCACTTGGTTTTGCTGATACTTCGGTTGCAAATTTATATACAGCTGGTGGCGCTGGACAAGCAGTTGTTCACGCAGTATATATAACTAATAAGTCAGACGCTAATAATGGTTTTGTAGATGTAAAAGTTACAGTAGATGGTGGAACAACATTTAGATATATTGCTAACAAAGCACAAATACCACCTAATAATACTTTAGTTTTAGATAAACCTATAAATTTAGAATCAAATGACATATTAAGAGTAGTGGCACACCCATTACCAGATTCGTCAACAACTGATTTAGAAGTATATGCTAGTGTACTGGAAATAAGCTAATGGGAATTTCAATTAAACATAATATAAATCCAAACGAACAAAAATTTAATGGCCTTCGTAGAACAAAAGAAGGTATGCTTTATTTAACATCCGTTAACCCTAATGAAACTGGTGAAATTCAATTTTCAACTTATTGTGAAGACGGAAAATCAGATAAAGTACCAAAAGATGGTACAGATTATGTGGAAGAAAGAGAGGAAATATTTAATTGTCAGAAATTTACTGGTGATGGTTCTACAACAGCTTTCACATTAAACGCAAATATGGGTACTCTTGGAAGTAGATTGTGGGTGGTTTGTAATGATGTAAGAAAAGATCCAACTTTAGATTATAAAATAGATGGAACAACATTAACTTTTATGTTTGCTCCTCCGAGTGGAGCAGTTATACAGATAGCACAGTTGAAAAAAAGATACTTTAATAATGATTCAGATACTTTTCAACAATTTGTATTTGATGTAAATACTACAACTACTTATCTTATAAATAGTAATGGAGAGTTGGTTAAAAGAGTAAATCATACAGCGAGTCAAGATCCAACAAGTGATGATTTCCTCTCTTTTGAAAGTACAACGGCGAGTGTAAATTCATCAACTTATCAAGATGGTATATAAATATAGGAAAACGGATTAACAAATGGCAGATTTCAAATTAGGTAGACTTAAATTTAAATGGAGAGGTGATTGGGCTGTAAGCACTGCTTATACTATAGATGATATTGTTAAGTATGGTGGTAATGTCTATGTTTCTGTAGAGAACCATACATCACAAGCTACAAGTGCAGGTTTTGCTACAGATTTAGCAGCGGTTAAATGGAACATACAAACAGAAGGACTTTTTTTTAAAGGTGCTTGGGCATTTGATACTGTTTATAAAGTAAATGATGTTGTTAAATATGGCGGTAGACAATATCGTGTTATCACAGCTCACACATCCGCTTCATCTGGAGGTTTAAATCAAAGTAATTTTGAAGTATATACAGATGGTTTAGAATTTTTAGGGGATTGGGTAGCTTCAACATTATATAAATTAAATGATGTTGTTAAGTATGGTTCATATCAATATAAAACTATAACAGAACATACAGCAACAGCTACATTTGACGAAACAAAATTTAATGTATATTCTGAAGGTTTACAATGGGAAGATAGTTATAACGCTGGAACAACTTACCAAAATGGTGATGTAGTAACTTACGGTGGTTACACTTATGTTTATGTTAATGTTACTGCTTCAGCTGGTAATACACCAACAGACGATACTTATTGGGATGTTATAACAACAGGTTTCAAAGCATTAGGAACATATACACACGGAACAGCATATAAAACTGGAGATACTATTCAATATGGTGGAAATAATTATGTATCTCAATCAAATAATACTAACGAATATCCAGCAAATACAGACGGAACTACTAATTCATCTCATTGGACATTAAACCTTCAAGGTTTTAAATACGAAGGTACGTATAATGCTAGTACAACTTACCAAGTAGGTGATACTGTTAGTTATGCTTCAACTGCTTATGTAATGCTTCAAGATAGAGTTGTAGGTGTTACTCCAGGATCAGACGCTAGTAGGTGGGATATATTATCACAAGGAGATTCAGCTGCTGTATTAGCAACTAGAGGTGACATAATAGTTCGGGACAGTTCACAAGCAAACAGATTAGCACTTGGAGTTTCAGGCGCTTATTTAAAATCTGATGGAACAGATGTCAGCTGGGATGCTACAACTGCCACAGGTCATTTTGTACCACCAGTAGGAACAACAGCTCAAAGACCAGGATCACCAACAGATGGTGGAATAAGATATAATACATCTTTAACAGGTTTTGAAGGTTATAATGGATCACAATGGATGACTTTAGGTGCAGGTAATCCTTGGTCTACAGAAAGTGCAAGTTTTAACGTAGCTGCTAACGATAGAGTTTTAATAGATACATCTAGTGCCGCTGTAACAGTTACTTTACCAGGTACTCCATTATTAGGAGATACTATTAGATTTCAAGATTTAAATGGAACATTTGCAACAAATAATTTAACTGTTGCTAGAAATGGTAAAGATATTATGAATTTAGCAGAAGATATGACAGTGGATACAAATCACGCTGGATTTGGTGTTGTCTTTACTGGCGATACTAATGGGTGGAAAATAATAGAAGTAGCATAATTATTTAATATAAATATTATAAATAGTATAAAAAGGATAGAACATTAATGAGTAATTTATCAAATATTTTTGGGGGAGGTACAACAACTGATCCACGAAAAGAAGGAATGCCATTATTCGGTTTATGGGGAGAAGAAGGTGGTGGTAATACAGTAAGTACCTACCGAGTTTTTGACTCTGGTTTTAAAAACGTAGGGTCACCGTGGGCTACAACTTCAACAACTACTACAAATTATAGAGGTGGGATGTTAGCAGACGCTAGTTTCGCTTATACTAAAAATGACCACGGTCAAGATTTTAATGTTGACTTCACTACTCAAACTTACAGTTCTTACAATCATTATTGTAAAAGTATGTACCAAATTGACCAGTACCCACATTGTTTTTACTATTCCGCTTCACGTGATGGAATGGTATCGTGGCAAAGTTTGCACCAAATAACTTCTTCTTTTGAATATACAGTAGGTTGGACAAAATTAAATATGGTTTTACCTGAAGGAATTAGACCTAGACGGATGTTTTGTAATAGACGTTATTCAATGAGGGAAAAAACTGGAAACAATTCTTTAGGGTCCATTGACCATTACGATTACAGTTCTCATATGCTTAATACTGATAATGATTATTGCGTTAGTACTGGATACAACGAAAAAACTAAAACGTTAGTGATGGTCCATTCTGCTAACGAAGGAGATAATTCTGCTAAAACTGTTCATATTTTTAAAGGTTCTAAAGACTTAAATTTAGTTGGAAAAATTAAAGAATTTTTTGATAACTTGGAATCTACTGAATATTTTTTAGATTCTTGGTCTTTAGATAATAACAAAAATTGGTGTACTGTTGTTGGTAATAATGATTGGGTTGGTTTTGGTGGTAAAAATGGTAACACTAAAAAATATTGTGCATTTGATTGCAGTGTTAAAGGAGTAGGACAAAGTTTAACTGGTGCAAGCAGACGATACCTTGATTGGCAAAATTTCGCAGGATCAGTAACTACATCTTATGGGGCAGCTAATGGAAACCAATATTACACAAGATTTAACACAACTTGGGATGGAACTTGGGGAATGATTTTTTCTCCATATTACTATTATGGTGTTGGTATCAATGCATTTTGTATGAGTTTAGAAAACCCACGTAAGTTTATTTCTATAAATCAAACAAAATCAAGTAGAGGTAATCCTTATACGGCTTGGGGTCGTACTGGATTCCACGGTGGTGATGATGATAATACAGATGGTACATCTTGGCAAACATATGGTTTTTCATTTGATCCAACGGATTCTGACCATACAGTAGATACTACAGTCTTTATGGGTAGTACTTCTGGAGAAGCAACTGTGCCAGATAATAATTCCCACGTAGGTGGAACATATACAAACAAAACTGGAAATTGCAGTATAAGTCAATGCTACACACAACTACACGGAGGTTATTATTCAACTTGTTATCCAATGTTGTTAGGTATTAACTGGTGGGGTGCATATGGAAGTGCTGACTCAAGTTATGGAGGCAAATAATTAATGGCAATATATTATTTTACAAATTCTGGCGAACCTGCTACACCAATAGAAGAAACTGGTGAAGACCTTATGAAAAAAGGTTTGGCAATTAAAGCTACTGTTCCTGATGGAATTGAGGCTTGGAGATTATCTTATGACATAGCTGCTAAAGCAGTAGTTGTGTACGCTGAAGGTCAAGATGAAGCAGGCGCTATTGCACAAAAAGTAACAGACGGTGCTGCTCAGGCAGTAAAAGATAAAGAAAAACAGGATGCTGATACTGCAGCTTCAGAAGCATAATAATGGAAAAATTAATAGGAGAAAACATTAATGAGTAATTTATCAACAATTTTTGGTGGCGGTACGGTAACTGATCCACGAAAAGAAGGACTACCATTATTTGGACTATTTGGAGCTTCTTCAGATATGAATACCCAAATGCAGTTCCGAGTTTTTGATTCTAATTTTAGATGTACAGGTTCACCTTGGGGTGCCGTTGATGGTACTACAACAAATTATAGATTTGGAATATTAGCGGATGCTTCTCACGCTTATGCTATGAAAGACCACGGTACTGATTTCCATTCTAACCTTACTACTGAAGGTTATAGTTCTTGGACTAATTATCAAAAAAGTATGTACCAAGTTGACCAGTACCCACATTGTTTTCATTACACTGCTTCAAGGGATGGATTTGTTACGTGGCAAAGTTATCACCAATTCACATCTTCATTTGAGTATCAAGTTGGTTGGACAAAATTAAATATGGTTTTACCTGAAGGTTGCAGACCTAGACGAACATTTACTAACAGACGCCATACTATGAGAGAATTTATGGGAAATAGTGATTGTAATTGTGATTTTTATGATTATAGTTCTCACTTAATTGATCCTTCTCCACTTAATTACTCAACTGGTACTGGATACAATGAAAAACAAAAAATGTTAGTGATGATTCACTCTGGAGACGAGAGTGGAAATACTTCAAAATCTATTCATATATTCAGGTCTTCTGTTGATTTAAATACAGGTACAACTAGAATTAAAGATTTCTTTGATAATTTGGAATCTACCGAATATTTTACTGACACTTGGACTAATCAGAATAACAAAGATTGGTGCGTTGTTGTTGGTAATAATGGTTGGGTTGGTTTCGGACTTAAACAAAGTAACAGTAAAAGATATGGAGTATTTGATTGTAATGTTAAAGGCGCAGGAGTAGATATAACTGGTGCAAGCAGACAATGGAGCACTTGGCAAGACTTTGCAGGATCAACAACTACATCTTATGGTGCTTCTTCAGGACACCAATACTACACAAAATTTCAAACAACTTGGGATGGAACTTGGGGAATGATTTATTCTCCATATTACTATTATGGTGTTGGTATCAATGCATTTTGTATGAGTTTAGAAAACCCTAGAAAATTTATTAATATAAATCAAACAAAAAGTGGCAGGGCTAATCCTTATATCGCTTGGGGACGTACTGGATTTCACGGTGGTTGGAGTGATAACTGCGATAGTGAAGTTTGGCAAACATACGCTTTTGCATTTGATCCACAAGATTCTGACCATACTATAGATACTAGAGTTTATAAAGGAAGTACTTCTGGAGAAGGTGCAATGCCAGATAATAATTCTCTAGTAGGTGGAGATTTTACTAACAAAACTGGTGTTTGTAGTTTAGACGCTATGCGTACAGGACTGCACGGAGGCACTCACACAACAAATTATCCAATGCTTATGGGTATTAATTGGTGGGGCTCATATGGTTCTGCTGACCAAAGTTATGGAGGAAAATAATGGCTACATACTATTTCAATAATAAAGGCGAACCTGCTACACCATTTACAGTTTCAGGTGAAGAACTTGTTTCAAAAGGTATGGGAATTAAAGCAATTGCTCCTGATGGAATTGAGGCTTGGAGATTATCTTATAATCTATCTACTAAAGCAGTTGATGTTGCTTATGAAGGTTTGTCTGAAGAAGACGCTATAGCAAAAAGACTTGAAGATGATACTACTGAAGCAGCAGCTAATTTACAAAAAGAAAAAGACGCAAGAACAGCACAAGAAGCAGAATAATGAGTAATTTAACAGATTTTACAAATACATTTTTAGAACAATCCGAATTTTATGGATTTAAAAAATTAGCAAATGGATCACTAGAGCTGACTTATAGCAATGGTGTAGATGATATAAACGCTTCTGTACAATCATCAGCAACTTATATAGACAATTTTGATGATAGTTTTATTGCAAAAAGAGGTTTAGTATTTGCTATTAATAGTGATGGTGAATTAACATTAACATTACAGCCGGCAGCTTAATTATAATATTAACTTGAATAGAAAACTATTATAAATATAACGTAAGGGATAAAAAAGTAAGGGATATAAAAAATTATGGCCACAATAAATTTAGGTAGAATTAAACCAGTATTTAGGGGTGCATATGATGGAGCAACAGCCTATGTGGTAGATGATATTGTCACATTTGGTGCTTCTGGAGTTGTTGAAACTTTCATTTGTATTTTGGCTTCAACAGGCAACGCTACATCTGATACTACCTATTGGACAAAATTAGCGGCTAAAGGTGGAGATGTTACACAGTTAACAACTCACGGAGATTTAATCATAAGGGATGCTGCTGGAGTTGCAAGATTACCAGCAGGAACTTCTGGTCAAGTATTACAAACACAAGGAACTTCAGGTGACCCACAATGGGTAGATGATGGAGTTGAAATAGCGTCAACACAAGGAGACATTCTTTATAGGGATGGTTCTGGAGTTGTACGTTTAGGAGCAGGTTCTTCTGGACAAGTATTAGTAACTGGCGGAGCAGCTGCAAACCCTAGTTGGGGTGCAGGAACTTTCATAGATTGGCAAGTAAAAAGTGCAAGTTTTACTGCTGTAACTGGCGGTGCTTATATGTGTGATACAACAGCAGGTATATTTACTTTAACTTTACCTGATGGTCCATCAAATAATGACCACATTTTAATCAATGACAGTCACGGAAAATTCAATACAAATAATTTAACAATAGCAAGAGCCGCAAATAGGGAGAATATTGCAGGATCGGCTTCAGATTTGATTGCTGATACTGATTATGCTTCTTTCAGACTTACATACAAGTTTGATTCAGCAACATCTACAAATTACGGCTGGATATTAACATAGAATTGATATAGGAGATAAATGAGTAATTTATCAAAAATACTAGGCAGTGGTGGGGCAACTGATCCAAGAAAAGAAGGACTTCCTTTATTCGGTCTTTTTGGCCAAAATGGTGACCAAAATCACCATTTGAATTATAGAGTTTTTGACTCTAATTTCAAACAAGTAAACTCACCTTGGGGTGCAGTTTGTAACTCTACAACAAATTATAGATTTGGGATGATGGGAGACGCTTCTCACGCTTATTGGTGAA